CAACTGCTGGCCGAACTTGGCGACCTCCAGGTCCTGCTGCTGCCCAGCCAGTGTCCGCTGCCCCTGGTACACGCCCGTCAACGCGCCTTCGGCCAACCCGAGCTCCTGCTCCATCTTCTTGGCGGCGAGCGTCGGGTTGCCCTCGAACATGCCCGTGAGCTCGGCCTCGGCCACCTCCCGCTTGAGCGCCAGCTCGATCTGCGCGATCTCGTAGTTCTTCTCGGCGACGAACCGCTCGATCTCGACGCGGGGTATGCCGATCTTCTCCATTTCGAGCCGCGCCTGGGCGATCTGCTCGCGGGCGATGTCGCGCTGGGTCTCGATGCCGTAGCGCTTGTCCTTCGAGTCCATCTGGGCGATCTTCAGCGCGTTGGAAAGCTGCGCCTTGCCCAGGCTGTACTGGTTCTCTATCTGCTTCAGCTGGAGGGCGCCAGCGTTTTCGTACATCCCTGTCAGGGCGGCGAGATCGGTCCCAGATATGCTCACAGGACGCCTCCGTTCGGGCGATAGCCAGGCGGGTATTCAGGCACGGCAGACGGGGCGGGCGCGGCCGGGAGCGCCGGCTGGCTACCGCCCATCGGCGCCCCAATGCCTGGCCCGGGCAGCATGGGCATCGGCAGGTTTGTGGGAGTTGGTGGGAGTTCTGGCGCCATCGCCGTTGGCGTATACGCGGCGTTGGTCATAGCCGCCGAGGGCATGGCAGGAGCTGGCAGCAGCGGGTCAGGCGTGGATTCGCGTGCGGCCAGTTTCGCCATCCTAGCCGCCGCCTCCACCTGCTCGGCAAAGCCGACCTGACCGTAGGTGTACAGCGTGAGTCTCTGGTCGTACCTGAAGTGGGTCAGGTCCTCGGCCGTCGCGCGCTGCGCCGTCTCGGGGTCCATGCCTGCGGTGATGTGCTCCTGGTACTTCTGGCGGGCCATCTCCATCATCGCCTCGTCGGTCGCCTCGGGCTTGCGGCTGTTCCACGACTTGACCCTGTCGGCCGTGGTCGCGGGCGCCACCTTGTCCTCCTTGCTCGTCGGCGGGCCCATCTGCGCCGCCTGGGCGTCGCCGAGCCGCTGCATGAGGTCGGAGGCGACGGATGCGTAGACCAGCGTCAGATTCTGGCTGCTGCTGGCCTTGCTTCGCCCCATGCCGCCCACGCGCTTCTCAGCCATCGGTCACCCCGTGCTTCTGCGTGCACTCGACGAGCGCCGCTTCGAGGCGGCGGACGAGGTCCCAGGAGCGGCTGACGCTCTCCTCGTGCCGACGGTCTTGCAGCGCGTACAGCGCCCCTTCGGCGCTGAGCCTGGCGTGCCGCTCGGTGGCCACGGCGCGCTGGGCCTGCTTCAGCTCGTGGCGCAGTCGAGCCGCCTCGGCCTCGGCCACGACACGGGCGTCTGCGGCCGCCTGCTCCATCTCGATACGAAGTCGAGCCGTCTCGGCCTCGGCCGCCAGCTGGGCGTCGACGGCCACGCGGAACGCCGCCGAGGCCTCTCGCGCCTGCCTGACGGCGTCGGCAACCTCGGCCTCCAGCAGGTCGTTGCGCGCCGTCAGCAGCGTGTCGAGCCACGCCAACGGGCCACCCTCGGCCACCATCACGGGTTCGCCGTCTTGATGCAGACGGTCTGGACCGCCCGCGAGTAGCAGCGGACGCCATCACTGTCGAAGGGCGTCGCCCTCACTGGAGCTGCCATCAGCCAGAGCAGGTACACCAGCAGCGCCAGTGCGAAGATCAACGAGGCTGCGCCCACCAGCAGACTGGCGATGCCGATCTGCCTGTACAGGCGATCGGGCGGAGCCAGCCCCATGGCCCGTTCGGTCATCGACGTGCCCCCCGCCAGTTTTGCCACGACGCCCGCGTGGACCTCGTCAATCAGCCACTGCGGCGCGTGCGGCGTGGTGATCTGGGCGTCTGGCAGCATGTCAGCCCACCCCCGCGCCAGTGCTGGAGGGCAGCGCCGGCCGCACGCCCACTCGTAGGGAACTGGTAAAATTGACAGGACACGAATACCCCCGCGACGTGCGACCGTCCGGGGGCGTGACACCGACGGAGGTTACCCGACGATGCCCAAGAAGCCTACCATCCTTGCCTGCGTGACGTGTGGCGCCTCGTTCAAGCGCGTCAACCGCAAGAAGTACTGTTCCGTGGCCTGCTTCGTCCGCCCGCCAGCAGCCCGACTCTGGGCGCGGGTGACCCTCAGCAACGAACCCGACGGGTGCACCGAGTGGACGGGGAACCGCGATGCCAACGGGTATGGCCGCATCGGGGTCGAACAGCGCCCCGTGCTCGTCCACCGGCTGGCATGGGAGCTGGCGCACGGGCCGATCCCCGCTGGCCTGCACGTGCTCCACCGCTGCGACAACCCGCCCTGCGTGCGTCTTGACCACCTGTCGCTCGGTACGCAAGCCGACAACATGCGCGATACCGTCACACGCGGGCGTCACGTCCAGGGCGACCGCGTTGGCACCGCGAAGCTCACCGAAGCGAATGTCCTGGAGATCCGCCGACGCTACGCGGCTGGCGGCGTGACTCAGAAAAGTCTCGCTGCCGAGTTCGGCGTGAAGCCACCCGCGATCCAGGCGATCATCAACCGCCGTAAGTGGAGGCATCTGGAGCCACAGCACTAGACCAGCGTCCCTGCGCCGTTGCTGGGGGGCATCGCGGGGTTCACTCCCATGTGACCAGCGCGCATGGCGTCGGCCATGACTGGCCCCTGCTGCGTAGCGCCTTGCACCGTCGCGGAGATCGAATTCTGCACCCCGGACTGGACGCCAGACGCCCCAGCAGCCTGTGCCGCCATGGCCTGCGCTTCTGGGGCAATGGCGGCTGACGGGGTGCCTTGCGGTTCAAGGAGGGCTTTAGCTTCAAGCTCCAACTGCTGCGCGCGGGACTCTTCGCCACGTCTTCGGGCGACGTAGGCGGACAACTCGAGGTTCTCTGGAGTACCCGGGGTCATCACGGCTCGATAGTAGAGAATTTCGGCTAGCTTCCAGGTTGTATTGGTCTCCCCCGCCGCCTCCAAGACATCCACGACGGATGCAAAGCCCTGCGCCGCCCGATCCATCGTAAGCTGAATGTTGACGGGGTCCGGCTTCTGCCGCCAAAGGGCAGTAATTTTATAACTCTCGCCGATGTCCTTTTCGGTCAGCACGTACCGCTGGCTGACGGCGCGGCGCTCTCCTGGCTCGTCGGGCGGCAGCTCCTCGTTGGCGTCGATGACGTACGGGACGTTTTTCGTTCGCATGACGGCGGCGATGCACTCCAGCACCCACTCGCTCAGGTCCTGGTAGCACTCAAGCACGCCTCTTGGGATGTCCGAGTGCGCGGCCTCGATCAGGCCAGAGGCCAGACTCATGGCGTGGCCAGAGGCGCCGCGCCCAGCGGGCGTGGCGGGGTCTGGCGAGGTGATCTGCAACTGCTGCATCACCGCCGCCGTCATCTGGGTGGCCGCCGTCCCGAGCGGTGGGGGAGCTGCTGGCGTCACCCGTCCAGGCGCCGTCATCAGCTCGCCCGACTGCGGCTCGTCGTACGTCCGCAGCCGCAGTTGGTTCTCGACGGTTTCGGTGTACGCCTCGGGCGGGACGTTCTCGCCTGGCTCGACGTAGCTGCCCTTGAACGACGAGCGCTCGGCGTGGGCCACGGAGGCGGCCATCAGCCGCTCAAGGGTGGCCACCAGTCCCGAGTAGGCGTCGAGGAACGGGATGCCGACCTTGTCAGGGTCAGGGTCCGCGGTCCGCATCCCGAAGTAGTAGCCCCACATCGGGGTCTCGATACCCCACTCTTTCTTGAGGTTGATGAGCGCGGCCTCGTGCTTGCCCGACGCTTGCGAGTAGCGGGTGGTGTCCTCGCCAGCGACGCTGTAGATGATGCACGGGACCAGCTCCTCCTCGTCCTCGTCCCAGAGGCTGACGTACGCCGTGTACAGGTACAACTGGCCCGAGCGGCCTCTGTACGTGCCCTTGTCGCCACGGGGGATCAGCGCCGACTTCTCGGAGGCGAGCGCTGGGCAGGAGTAGCCCTGGCCGAGCAGGTCCTCGCGGTCGAACAGGCGGCGGACGATCAGCCCACGGGCCGAGAAACGGCGCCCACGCGTGCCACGGGTCAGGATCGGGGCGCAGTCGGTCGGGTCGATCAGGTCGACGGTGACGTACTCGCACCTGGCGCAGAAGTCCTCGTAGTCGCGGTCGTAGGCGCGCCTGCTGCGGGCGCCGTCGCGGCCCGTGTACCCCTTTTCGGAGGGCTTGCGGTCCGACTCGTCGAGGGAGTAGCCCTCTTCGGAGTAGAGCGGGACGTGGTCCCAGCCTGCGCCCGCTGGCAGCACGGCCAGCCCCCACTGCCCGTCCTGCGTCGCCTTGCCGAAGATGTCCGGGCAGCTGATGAGATCCTCAAGGGTCGCTTTCAGGACCGTTTCTATTTGGTCCGACTTGTCAGATGCGACCTGCCGCCCGTAGCGGGTGAGTTCGGGCGTGCCGTACTGCGATGACAGGCTGTTGGTGAGGGTGATCGCCATGGCGCGCTGCGGCAGGGCGAACGGGGCGTCCCCCCGGTCGGCAAGCGTGTGCGGCGCCTTGTTGACGATATCTCGGGCCGTGCGAATCCGCTTTCGCGACTCGGGAAAGCGCTCGTCGGTCGACTTCCAGAGTCGGGTGACCTGGGCCCCCGTCGGATCGACGCGAAGACTGAGCGGGTCGGTGTCTCGCGGCCGGCTGCTGGTATCGGTCGTGTTAGCCACGGCGGCCCCCAGTCGTCAGCCCGTAGATGCTGGCGCGTATCGCTCGCGGATCATCGGGCGCCATCGCCAGCATCAACGCCTCGGCTCGGTCTGGGCTGGCGAGCCCGCGCTTCCGAGCGTCGTCCTTCCCCTCGATCACCACGCGGCCTCTGGCATCGTGATCGTAGCGCAGCCCGCTGAGCTGGGCCAGCATGGTCTGGTCCGTGAGGCCTGCGATCTCGCCGTCGGCGAACCGCTCTCTGAGCCCCCAGTACAGTTCAGCCTTGAGGTTCGCGAACCGCTCCCGCGCCCTGTCGCTGGTCGGGGAGGCGCCGACGTTGACGTCGCGGACGGTGAGCCCCGCGTCCGAGAGGTGCCGCGCCAGATAGTAGCCGAGCCCTGCACTGTCGACGTTGACGCGGTCGAGTCCTCGGTGGCGCCAGGGCGCCAGAGCAGCTAACACCGCGCCTCTCGCGTCGGCGTCAGCGAACGCCAGGGTCTCCAGGATGGCCTGACCCTGCCTGACGCAGAGCACGGTCTCGTCCTCACCAGGGCCGGCGGCGTCCAGGCCCGCGATGACCGGCCCGCCAGCTGGGTCGTAGGCCACAGGGCGGCGTCTGGCCTCGTCTAGCCAGCGCCACTCGATCAGGGCGCCCGCCTGGTCGGCGATGAACTCGGCGTCGAGCTCCTGCTGGGCGTAGGCGCCCTCGTACTGGCGCCGCAGGGTCTCGACAAACGCCTCTGCGACGAACGGGTTGGAGGCGGTAGAGGCACGGTGGATCGCGGTGTCGGCGTTGGCCTGCTCGACGAACACCTGATAGATCCAGTTCATGCCCTTCGGCGTGGTGGTGGCCCAGGCCTCGCCGAGGACGCCGTGCTGGCGCAGCCGCCCGATGGTGATGGGCCAGGTCGACGGGTGACAGAGCGCGGCCTCGTCGATCCACGCCCAGGCGGCGTTCGGCCCACGCAGCCGCTCGGGGTCGTCGGCCGAGCGGAACAGCACCTCGTCGCCCGTCACCAGTCGCATGCGCATGTCCGCGCGGATCACCTGGGCGATCAGCGGGCGCCACACCTCAAGCGCCGTCCGCCAGGTGGCGTCACGCAGCATGGGGTAGGTCGGCGAGATGACGAGGCCGAGCGACGGCTCGGTGTGCCCGAAGCGTCTGACCATCGCCCTGACGGCGCCCGCGTACGACTTCCCAGAGCCGATGCCGCCGAGCAGCAGGACGAACGGGTGTTCGTCGGCCACGAACGCCGCCTGCGTGCTTGAGAGTTTGAGGCCATACTGGGTTTCGGGGGACGCGGACACGGTCACATCGCCCCCCCTGAAACCTGAAACCCGAAACCCGAAACCCTGTTACGCCCGGTCATCGACGGTCTCGATCACGATGCGGACGTTGGCTGCGACCGCGTGGTCGACGTGCGCCTTCGGGGTCCACTTGCCGCAGAGCTCGAACAGCCACTGCGCATGCGGCAGGGAGCCTTTCTTCGCCGCAGCCACCTGCGCGTGCAGGACGGGCACGAGGTCGCCAACGACGCGCGAGAGGGCCAGTCCGTAGACGGCCTCGGCCCAGCCTGGCAGCCTCTTCCAGTCCGAAAGCGTCACCTCGTGGACCTCAAGTTGCGCCGCCAGCTCGCGCTGGGAGCGCGGATCCCTTGAGGCGGACGGGATAGCTAACCACGCCTGGAACGCCAACTGATCGGGCGTCCAGGGCTTAGCCGTCCTTAGCCCGTGAGCTGCGCTGGCCGGCTGCTCGTCCACGGGTCAGGGACCCGGCACGGCTGCGGCGACGAGGCGGAGGGCCAGGATCAGGAGGATCAGGCCGCCGATGGCCCAGACGATCCAGGCGTAGCCGGCGCCGCCAGGGGCGAACTGGGCGACCAGCCTGGTGACGATCCAGCAAATCACGCAGATGATGAGGGCGTAGATCAACAACCAGACCAGCCCGATCAAGAGTTGTTCGACCACGGAGGGCCTCCACGGACTGGAGGCCGCCGCGTCCGGGGCGGAACGGCGGCGCCAGCCCTGGGAGCCATTCTATCACCCGTCTTCGACTGTTTGTACTCAGGCGCTTCTTCGGCAGCTTGCCCTGACCCCGAGCGGAGCCGAGGGGGAGTCGAATGGGACGCCAGGAGCGCGCGGGCATTCCTGATCCGTCGCATGTCTACGGCGCAGGTGGTGGCGGACTCGACGACTGGCAGCATGTAGGCCAGCGCATCCAGGGCAGTAAAGAGCCTCGCCTCGATCAGGGCGACCTGCAGCGCGAGCGCTTCCCGGCAGGGCCACGGGTACTGACAGGTGGAGCAACGGTCCCAACGTGACGACTTGACGTGTTGATCGCTCACCGAAGGGCCAGCTCGATCTGCCGCCAGTCCTGATTGGTCCACACGTACACCTCCTGGCCGCACGCCGCCAGCTCGTCGAGCCACGCCTGCTGGTCGGGGCTGGGCGCCGAGCCTTCCCGCTTGAGCTCACAGAACAGCACCCTCGGCCGCCTCACGAGCACGAGGTCCGGCCACCCAGGCGCGTTGCGCGGCACGATGCTCTTGCGCCCGCAATGCCAGCACTGACGTGGCGCGTTCGTCGCGTTGTCGTGGAAATGTCTCCAACCGAGCAGATGGGCAAGCTCGATCACAGAGGTCATGAAGTCGCGCTCTGGCTGGAGCAGCACGCGCGGCGGCGCCGGCTGCGGCTTGACGGGCACGCCGTCGAGCGCGAGCTGGACGGCGCGCCGTTTACGCTGCGGCATCAGCCTTGCCTCGCCAACACTCGCCACTCCGTGCCCGGTCAGCCAGGCCCAGCCCTGCCTCGCCTCACTGCGCCTAACCAGGCCTCGCCACGTCAGCCTCCCT